TCTAAAATAGCGTATATCTTTTTATTAACGGTATCGGTAAATTGAATATTCAATCCAGCATCCGAAGTTGATACGGCTAATACTTTAGGTTTTAAATAAAACAAAGTCAGCTCTTCATAGACTGGCTTATATCTCAAAGCGCCATTGTCTAATATTTCGGGACTGTCTTTAGAAAATCCTAAACAAGTTCTTGCACCGCTTGGATGATTAAAAGTACTAGCCTGTTTTATAATTGAATAATCTGTCTTAACTTCAAACTTATTTGGTTTAGTTGGTTTAATTTCAGGATATGACAACTCCCCAAACAATTTACCATTACCATAAATAGCTTCGTAATATTTAGATTTAAAGTGCGAAAAATAAAACTGATTATACTGGTTGGCTTTCTTTTTTGATATACTAGCAATATCTACATAATTAGTATAATCAACTATTCTTTTTGAATATGGCTTGTTTATTTCTTTGATGTTATTTGGGGTTACCCAATACATTGACTGGTCATTTTTACCAGTTGAAATAACTGATATGTTAAATGTTTTGAAAAATGATTTTAAAAAGTCAACACATTTCATAGCCGGTAATGCAGTGGCTAAGTTTAATTTAAACCCCCCTAGATTTTCTGATGGAGTTGAGTTTGTAGAAGTAGAACGAAATGTAGCTCTTAAAACTTGTGTTATTGATCCAAAAGCTACTTTTCTTTCTCTTCTTACTTTCTGTACATTCTCAACTGTTATTGTATTCCATTTTACTAAATTGATAGGCAGGATTTGTATTTTAAAATATAACTCGCCATTAGTGTCTAATTGAGTATTGTTTGAATCAATATCTAAACATCTAAAAGTATATTTATTGCTTGTTATTTCTTCTGAATCTAAAACATAGTTATCTACATCCCGAACAACTTCGACTTTAATTGTAGTCTCATTTGATTCAACAGACGCTAATCCATCGAATGTAACGGTAATATCAAAACCATCGCTCCAATCTTTTGGGTATAGTACGGTTTCATTTCTCTCTATTTTAAAAACCCCTAGTGTTTCTGTGACTATCCATTTTGGTATTGATGGCAAACTTGAACCTGGTATTTCGTCTTTAGTATCTTCACGAACTTTTACAATAGTCGAATAAGGTGTTACCTCAAAATTACTGTCTGACTTGGGTACTAAGTTTTCAGAATTACACCATGCGTATAATTCTTTTATTTCTGGCGTTTCAAAAATAGGACACGTTATTGGCACTCCTATTTTTTTAATCAATAATTCTAAAATTGTCAAATAACTAACCGCAGGTCTAACTTCATCTGGCGTAATAAAATTATAAGTAGTCGGTTTTGCAATTAAATTATAAGCTATATTGTCAATCTTGTCTAAATTAATATCGTCATAAGTCCAAATTCTTTTATTTGAAATAAAAGGAACCCCATATTTCAACACTACACCGTTAAGCATTGTTGTGGCTCTTATTCCCGCCATTCTTTTTTGAATAATATTGTTAGCTAATCCCCAATTTATTTTAACCTCTCTATCGAAATCACCATTAACATCTAAAAATAAATCTTGAATAGTTGAATCTCCTAGCTTTTCCGTTAAGCTTGTGAGGTTACTTGCAAAATTTGTTTTAAATGATTTTTGATTTTTAAACTCATAATCAGTTTCATCAAATGTGAGTTTGCCTGATTGAAACAAAAATCCAGCTACATAAATAAGAGAATTAAATTCCCCTGTATTATTTATTCGTTGTATTTTTTCGTTGCCAATAAAACCGCAAAGCCTTTTATTTTTATCCGTTGCATCTAAATTAAAACTTTGAGTAAAAGGAGAAAATATTTTAGTGATGTCGTTTAAATCTTTTACGGTAACTTTAAAATTAATATTTTCTTTTGGATCTAAATCCAATAAATAATAATTGTTATCAGTATATTTTATATAGAGTTGAAGCATTACTGAATATCGTTTATAAAATTATTAGTCTCTTCAAACTCTAATGCGTAACTGATTGAACTTTTGTCATTCAATTGGGTTTTCTTTAAAAAATTAGTCGTTCCGTTTTTTATTGGAATCTGTACAAACTTAGAGTAATAACCAATGTTATCAACTGTTACCGTGTCACTATCGATGGTAATTGTAGTGTCGTCAATAGACACTATCGTACTATCGGTGGTAATCCCAATTTGTGGGGTTGTAAAAGTGTCATCTGAAAAAATAACTAGATATATTTTAGAGCTTTGTATGATTTCTCTAATTTGATAGTTGTTTCTTTCGTCTAAAAGTCCAGTATTTATATTGAATTTTCTTGTTCCACGAGGCGCACCCGTCTGTTTTAAGTGTTGTATTTGACTGTTTACGTTCAATGGGTCACGAAATGAGCTGCTAAATTCATCCCTTTTCGTTTCAATTGACTCTGTAAACTTCCCAAATGGAGTGAATGTGTCCCATAATCCCAAACGATTTACATAAGCTATCAAACATTTGACACCCGTTTGCAAGTTTGTTGTTAATGGAGTTACTGCTGTTTGAGTAATCATTGTTTGAGTAGTTCCTGTAGCTACAACGGTGGTTAAATTGATAACCGAAGTATCATAATTTATCCCAAAAGAGTATTTTCTAATAGTTTCAGCGTCCTCAAAAGTGCTATATCCACCGCCTTTTTGTTCAAAGTTGTAGCGATAGCCAGTAGTAGCAAAGTAAGTTCCTAGCTGTTTATCGCTTTCAGCATCGACTTTATAAACGATATGAAAATATACACCCTCCCCTGCTGTAGTAGCTACACCAGTTGTGTTGTAAGCCCATTGGGGATTGTTCTTATTTAAGTTAGAGCTTGTTATAAACGCTCGTACTTCATTGCTTATTTCAATCGCTATGTATTTGTCTTGTGGAGATATTTTAGGAATATTATTAAAAATAAGGCTTGGTGTAGTTGGAAGGTCTGCTAATTGTGAACCCCGCCAAATATAAACCTCAACGGTTACTTTTTGAATCGACGCACTTAAAGCCTCGTTTTGAAAATTGAAATGGATAGGTGATTGAGCAAGAAATATTTTTGCTTTTGTATTAATATTTGTAAGTATCGGGGTTGCTAACATCTTGTAAAGTTCCGTACATCTTCATACGGTTTTATTTTTTAATTACTATCGGACTTTTTAGCAAAGTTACCAAATCTTTTATTAAAACTTTTATTCCATCCTCTGTATTTTCTCGAATGGAATTACGCATCGGTGTATCTCTTATCCCTGTCCTGTCTTTTGGTGTTGCTTTTCCTTTCGGGGTGTTGTACTTACCGTAAAAGTTTTGCGACACAGTTAAAACATTATAAGGTTTAACTCTATAATTACCACTATCTCTAAGGTGGTCTTTTTGTAACTTACTTACTTTCGAATTACGACCAGCCAATACAGTAATCTTCCGACCTAACTCATTCAAATGTTTAGTTATCGTTGCTTCTATCTCTTTCTCCTGTATCGTCTTTCGTTTCGCCACGTGTTTTGATTGATGCTATTAATGCTTTGATATTTTTGCTAGATATATTTTCACTCCCTATTTCTTTACGTGAAATCTTCCGACCTGTTCTACTCTTACCCTCGATTTTAGTTTCTGTACCATCCTCGTCAACAAAAACTACAGTCCAAACAATATCGTTTGGAATCATTTTTTTAGCATTTTCAACTAACTTAGAGTTTTCATTGTAAGCCCCGTAAAACACTTGTCGAAATTCAATCGATTTATTCCTGCCTATCAATGAGCCTTTAATAGATCTCTTCAAAAATCCAGTTTCTACTTTGGCTGTTTTCTTTGTTTCAGAAACAACCTCCCGAATGTACTGCCTTATTTCAGCATCATTATACGGCATTTTGATTGATTAAAAATGTAGCTTCAAATTTAATACCATCTAATGAATTACGCTCATCTTTTTGAATAGGTGTAAATTCTGAAATTGTTTCTTCAATTATGTTTATATTAAAATCGTTGTGAGTTTTTAATATTTCCATAACGAAATTATTAGCAATGCAATCACAAATATTAATATTATCGATATAGTTTGTATCGGTTAACAGTTTGCTTGTGGTGGCTGTTTTAGAGTCATCTCTTTGGTTAAGTATTTCAAATGAATAACTAAACTCTCTTAAATTTTGTGTGGGCGCAGGGCTTGAAATAGCACGAATAGAAACCAATGGGTATATATTTTCCTTTTCAACATCTACAACGTCGTCATCCCGAAGCGATATAGTATTAACTAATGGCATTTCATCGAATATGCCTATTATAAATGTTGTTACTTTACTAAATTGATTTGCCATTACTGTACATTTTCTATTATTTTCTGACCGCTTAGATAGTTTGCCCAAAAAAGAAACTCATCTAGCTTCCATTTCTCTACCTTTTTATAATTTACTAATTGACCTTTGCAAATTAAATCGGTAAGTATTACATAATTCCCAAACTCCTTAACGAAATCTTTTCGTAATTCACTCCCTACCGTTTCTTTCTGCATCTCACCGTAATGCGGTGGGTCAAAAATATACTGATAGTTTTTAAATATTTCTTCTTTTTGATTACGATAGTCTTCAACTATTAGTTTAAGATTGTGAACGTAAACTGTTTGCCAAAAATATTTAACAACAAATATAGAACAAAAAGTTTTAAAATCTGCATTAACTATTGAATTTTCTAAGGTAACAAAATCCCCAAACTTCATTGAGGCAATATCAATTGTTTTAAATTGCTGAGTTGATTGTTTTAAAAGCAATTTATTAATCCAAAAGTTACCTTTATAATCTTCGCCTTTCGATAGTAAACGCTGGTAATGCGATAGTGTTATTCCTAATATCATTTTAGTATGAATTTTTTATATTTTTCTAAAAACAAAACAGTCAAGATATATCTTAAAGTATCGGTTGCGTGTCCATACTCCTGATAAGTCTGCCCTGTAACTTTGTCTCTAACCGTGCTTTTATTTACTTTACCATCTTCATCTTCGGTGCAATATTGGTAATCATTAATCGAGTTTCTACATTTAGAATCAACTCCAAACATAATATTATCAATACCTCCTAAAAGAATTTCATTAGTAAATAACCTTGACATTATTACGGAAGGGTTCGCTTGTGGCACTCTGAATATAGGTTTTTGAATTGATAAATAACTTTGTATCAACTTAAAAAAGTTTTGCCCCTTTTGTAGTTTAGCATCCCTTTTCCTACTGGTTGCATCGCCATAAATAAACAAGCCTTGTCTATTGGTCCCGTATCGTTTTAAAAATTCCTCGCAAGTATCTTTCAATGTGTTGTGAGGATCGGTTAACATTATTTCATCAATCTGTAATATATTGTTATTATAGAATTGAAATACATTACACGTTAAGTATGGCAGCACGTTTTCATCGAATGAAATATGCAACGGCTCATCTTCATTGTATGGAAACTTACCAACGTGCTTATCGGCTTTGAACTGTTTAAGAAACTCCCCACCTGTTCTAAGTTTTCCCCATTTACCAAGTGCGTAAATATCGTAGTAATTAGGGTCGTTTAGTTTGTCCCTTTCGAAATCGGCTATAACGTGCTTATCAATAAAGCCCCCACCTTTGCCATTGCCAACTATCCAAATATTATCTAGGTAGCAAGTTCTAAGGGTAACAGTATCGCCTGTGCTGTTTATTTGTTTTTCTATTATTCTTGTAGGTAGTTCTGTGAATGTTTCTTTATCAAATATTTCAGTTTTGATAAATGATAATTCACTCACTGGATTGAATATTCCAATTATCTGTTGACCTACCAAACCTCTTAAACGTTTTTTAGCCTGTTTAAAATCTGCATGCTCGAATTGATTAAACTCTTCCATACAAATCTTTTTAAATCCAGACAAACCTTTTATCTTTTCGCTGTCGTCTAATCCTTTGAATACGGTGTATGATCCTGTGAGTTTACATTCTATGTAATGCTTTTGGATTTTAAAATAATCGGTCAAATACCAATCTGAAATAATACGCTTGAAGTCTT